ATCGGCCTGGATCTCCTCCAGGTTCACGATCTCGTCCAGCCACGCCTGGATCTGCGTCACGGTGCTGGGGCTGTGCGTGGCGACCGCGTTCATCTGCTGCGTCAGCTCCACCAGGCTGCCCTCAGTGGCGGGCCAGCCGATGTAGGTGCGGATCAGATCCCGATCGTTGCGCGTGCTAGTGGCCGTGGGGCGCCAGAGGGGGTCAGGGGCGAGGATCGTCACGGCGCGGGTCAGGCTGCCTGCAGTTTTCCCGCCGCCGGATCTTCCAGGCCCACGCGAGCCCCATGCAGCGTGCCCAGCCAGTACCGGCCCTCGGGGTCCAGGTTGGCGGTGAGCAGCCGCAGGATCTGCTCCCCTTCCGGGTCGTCCGCCACGGCTGTGAGCATCCGCAGGCCCTGCCGCGCCGCCGGGGCGTTGCGACCGAGGACAGCGACGCTGAGGCCCTGGAACAGGCGGAGCGTGGGGGAGCGGTCGGGCATGGGGGTATTCAAGCCGTACCTGAGTTTTCCCGCTACTGAGGGGGCGCCGGTCGAGTTACCTTCGACCTTCTAAAACCGCCCGGTTGCGCATTCGCGTGTAGTGGGCCAACGACCGCTCTTGATCCGCCTGCCCCTGCTGCCGCCTGCCACTGGAACCGCTGCTACTGCTGCAGTTTTCCCGCCACAAGGGGTGCTGATCCGGGCCAGCTGAGCCCAGCCAGCAAAAAGGGGCCCTAGGGCCCCTGCTTAAAACTCAAACCCAGAACCGCGGAACGTTTGGCGACAGGACGCGGGGTCTGGGGATCCACCGGAAAATCCAGTGATTATCGCGCATCTGGGGGGGGAAAGCCCCCAGCAGCACGGGCCCCTAGGGGCCTGTTCTTCGCAGCGTATCCCTAGGGAAGCGAGAAATCCCCGTTTCACTATGCCAGTCACCCCACCGGCACCGGCGCCCGCTCAATCCCTGGATACTGTCGCCGCTCGCTGGGGGAGGGCTTGCGCACGGCCTCCTCCAGCACCTGGGAGGCACGGGCGAAGGGCCACCCCTTGTCGGCCCCTCCCTTGGCGGCGGCGAACTCCTCCGCCACGGCCTTGCGCGAGCGCTCCCAGTAATCCTCCCGCAGCAGGGTGGCCCTGAGGGCGGGGTCCTGCTCTTCTACCGCTTCTGAAGATACCGGAGATAGGCTACATCTACATCTTGGATGTAGCGTGCCCACCATCTCATCGAGTCGGTAGATTCTACCGTGCCTGGAAGCGCAAACGGCGCACGTCCGCTCATCCTTTGTCGCGATCCACCTGGCATAGCCGAACCCATTGCGGGCCGCCGTTGCCTTCTGGGCGCCCACGTAGGCGTTGGCCAGCTCCGATCGGGCGATCAGCTCTGCCCGCTGCTCCAGGCCCAGCCGATTGTTCAGCCCCTGCGGATCGCGGGCCCCCTGCAGGGCGGTCCTGATCTCCCCCTCCAGCACCCGCGGCCCCTTCCCGCGGCCGATACCATCGGTGACGATGCGGGCGATGTTGTCGCGGAAGCTCTCCACCTCGCCCCGGATGTAGGCCGATGCGGTGCTGGCGGCGGCCTCCACGGCGGCCCTGCTGGCACCCACGAACACCCCCTGTGCGGTCGCGTCAGGGTCGGCGGTCTGCGCGAGCTGCTGGCCCAGGTCACCGCCGAGGGCCACCGCCTCGGCGAAGTCCTCGCGGTAGCGGTTCTGCAGCCACTGCAGCTCTCGATCGGAGGCGAAGGCCTGGGCGAGCTTCAGGAGCTTGCTGAACTTGGCGGAGCCATCGGCGATCGAGTAAGACCCCGGCCGGCGGGTCACCCCATCGGCGCTGAGCTGGTCCGGGAGGTTGGGGTCCACGAACTGGCCGTAGTAGCGCCGCAGGTCCCGCAGGGTGCGGGCCAGGGAGCGGCGCAGGGCAGCCTTGGTGTTGGTGGTGGCCCGGTTGCCGATCGCGTCCAGGGCGGCGGCGTAGTCGTCGGCCAGCTGGAGTTGTTGGTCGCCGATGGTGGCCATGGTCAGGGCCTGCGATCGCGGCCGGTGGATCTCGCCGCCCGCTTGGCCAGCAACCTCTGAGCCGCCTTTGTGCTTTCAAGTTCCGGGTAGCCTTGCGCGGCCCTAGTCAGCCTTGCAATGCGGTTCTCGGCCTTGGGTGGCTTGACCCTGCCAGCCCTGGCCAAGGCGTCATACAAAGCGCCGGTCTTTTGATCCTTTGCTCTAATCGCTGACACCTGCCTTTCGGCAGTGGCGATCATGCGCCCCTCCTGCTTTTTGCTCATTCGGGTGCGTCCGCCGGGGGAAGCTGCGGCGATGGCCTCACCCATTGAAGTGGTCCTGGAACCCTGCCGTGCAACAAACTGCTCTCGGCCAATGATTGCCGCTTTGCCCGTGGGCTTGCCTTTCATCGCCCCAGCGCGACCAACGCGAGCCCCGCGGATCTTCCTGGCAGCGGTGCTAGGCGCGAGCTGCAAGGCCTTGGGGTTGTACTTCATGCGCCCCCTATTGCCCGTGGCCAGCCCGACCTTTAGGCGCCTTGCTGATTGGCTCATGGAGCGAGTAATCGCGTCAATCTGGCCAGGCGTTAGCTTGTTTTTGCGCTTGCCTACATTGGCAATTAGTTGCATCCTGCCTTCAGAAAGATTGCTCAACTGTGCTGCTGTGTTTCCTGCAACCAGAAACTTTCGCTTGCGTGCTGAGCGCTCAACTTGTATTGCCCTCTGCGCCGCTTTCGGCAGGGCTCGGAGTCGCCTCGCGTAATCTTTCCGGTTCGCCGCTGACACTGGATCAACCCGATCCTTCCGCGCCTCTGGTGACTGCATCCAGCCGACAGGCTTCTTCGGAGCGGCCACCCTTCCCCGCACTTTCCCCCCCTTGCTCAGCACCCCCTGAGGCGCCCCCTTGAGGCGATCGGTTTGCCTGGCCCTGAGGTTCCCCGCCCCGGTGCGCAGCCGTCCCCCGCGGGCGGTGGCGCCATTGCCGCCCACGCTGGTGATGCGCCCGGAGTTATCCCGCGTCAGGCGATTGGTGCCGCGGCTCGCCCGCTTGGCCGGCGGTCGCTTGGGGGCGCCACCGCCAGGGGTGCTCGCGAAACGTCCGCGGTTGTCTCGCACGTAGGACGTTCGGCGGGTTCCTCGGGGCATGGCTACGGCAGTCTCTGCCGCAGTTTTCCCGTCAGTTCAGCGGCAGTCCCTGGGCATCCACGCCATCGCCTGCGAGGTCGTTCGGGCCCGGCACCGGCGGGTTATTGAGGGCTTGCTGGCGGGCATCCTCGGCAGCCAGATCGGCGGCCTCCTTCTGGCCATCGGCACCAGGGCGCAGCATGCCCCGCTTCTGCGCCAGGTGCGTGACCGTCTCGCGCATGAGCAGGCCCTTGTCGTAGAGCGTGCCGGCGAGGGTCAATAAGGCATCATCCACCGGCTTATCAGTGACCCCTGGCAACAGATCGAGCCCGGCGCCGCGCTGGGGCAGCTCGCCGGTGAAGGCCCCCCAGAGCTGGAAGAGGGACTCCCATGCGCTGCTTTTGCTCTCGGCCATCGCGGTGATGGTGGCCTGCAGTTGGGCCCCCTCCAGCTCGGCCTGCGTGGCGGTGCGCTCACCGCTGCCGCTGAACAGGAAGCTCAGGGTGCTGCGATCAATCAGCTTCTCGATCCCCCCCAGGTGCGACAGGTGTTTGTCCAGGCTGTTGCCGGAGGGTTCCGCAAACTCCAGGCCCTCCCCGGAGCCGGCGTTCGGGAACTCCACCACGCTGTTCGGCCCCAGCATCAGCGGCAGGGGCTCGCCATTGGGCCCAGCCATCCGGCGCCCTTTCACCACGGCCACCGGCAGAGCACATCGGTGCAGCAGCTCCTTCAGGTCGGAGTATTCGCGGAACCAGTCCAGGGTGAGGTTCGCCAGGCTCAGCAGCGGCAGGCCGCCCTCCCCGAAGCCGTCGCGACTGACGCCATACCAGACCACCGGCGGGCTCTCCAGCACCTCGCCCCTGGGCCCGGTGAAGGTGCCCTCCTGCGGGCGCCCGTCGGCATCGACGGCCACCTGGATGTTGTATTGAGCCGTGACCCCCTTGCCGCCGTTGCCGGTGATCTCCAGGAGGCGCCAGCTGCCGCCCTTCATCACCCGGTATCGGGGCTCCAACTTGACCCCGTAATCCCCGTCTTCTACCTCGTGCCACTCCAGGATCGTGACGGCGATCGGCACCCGCCGTCCGCCCCGCTTGACGGTCCGCCAATTCAAAACGTTCCGGCGCTCGGCGGCTGAGAACGTGGGCCGGCGGCCTTGGGCCCGCTCGTCCGCCCTGCTCCCAGGTGTCCCCGGCGGGGCGTCGGCCATGAGGAGGCAGCCGCCGTCCCGGAGCCCCAGGGCATCAGTGCCGAGCCCCCACGCCTTCAGGCTGTTGCCCTCGCCGTCAATGTCCTGGGCCGCGTCGAGGAGACCCTTCTGCACCCCTCGCAGTTGGTAGCGGCTGAGCACCCCCGCGAAGGCGCTCACGCCATCCTTGAAAAAGCTCGGGTAGCTGCTGCGCCCCACCCGCGCCTCATAGGCCTGCCGGGGTTCACCGGCCTCCTTTGGCAGGTGGCGCTTCTTTGCATCACCTCGCAGCAGATCCCAGCAGTCAGCGACCAGATCAAGGTCGGCCATCACCTCCCGCAGCTTCGGGTGCTGGAACGACGGCAGATCGCCCTTATTGCTCGGGTGGCTGATCTGCTGCTGCTGCACCGGTGCCTAGTCCTTCTGGCCCAGTTTTCCCGCTTGCGTGGGGGTCGTGACAGGCACCAAACAAATCCAACTGCTCCGCCACCTGCAGGATCTCAACCGGATCCGTGATGCGCCTCCCCGCCTTGCCCTCGGGGCCTCCAACCCCGTCAGGCACGACCAGGGCCAGGGCCTGCTGCTCTGGCGCCGGCTTCAGTCGCTCGCCCCAAATGATGCCCTCGGCGTGCCGCAGGAACTGCCCATGGGGCATCCGCGCCACCTGGCGCCGGGGCTGGGCATCCCAGGCCGCTTCCAGCATCTGCCGATCCGCCCACCGCAGAGCGGCATGGGCCTCGTCTGCGATCCGCAGGACCTCGTTCAGCTCGTCGTAGCTCTCGATCTCATCCCACGGGTCGGGCTCACGGTTGGCATGGAGGGCCTCAGGGTCGAGGAGCCGCGTGGCCCCCTGTGCTTCAAGGATCGCCGTCACCTCCTCAGGCGCGAGCCCGGTGGCTTCCACCACGGCCGAGAGGGTGGCCCCGTCGGCGGCGAGGCGCCGCACCGTGGGCGCCACGTCCCTCCACTTATCGGGGAACTTCACCCCGGAGCTGTGGCCCCGGTCCCGCAGCCACTGGGCCATGGCCCCGCGGATGAAGGGCACCGCAAAGCTGCTCAGGGCATAGGGGCGTTCGGTGGCCGGGTTGAGGCGCTCGGGGTCATACCGGCGGCAGCCGTTCAGCAGGCCTCTGGCGGCCACCAGGAAGAGGTCGTCAAACGGCATCCGGGTGGACCGGGCCATCCGGTTGGCCATTGCCCTGGCCAGCTGGAGGTTGTCGGCCGCCAGCTGCTCCGACCATGCCGTAGGCGGCGGGAACCCCTTGAGCCGGTCCAGATCAGGACACGGGTCGGGCCGGACCTTCTGGCTGCGGGCGGCCCTGAGGCGCCGGGTGGTGGTGGCCATGCTCAACGCACCGGATTTGGGCCTGTTTGTTGTCCCATTATTGCATCAGTGAATCCTTAGGCGCCATAGCCATAGCTCACTGTAGAGAAACTGATGGGACCAGAGCTGGAGAGATAGATCAAAACCTGACTTGTGCTGTCCACAATGTCAACGAACGCTGCTGCGGGGAATTGCAATAACTGATCTTTGACCACATTGCTCCAGGGGGCGGAGCGAGGCAGGAACACCCGGCCGTTGTTGAACTCCACGCTGGCAGCATTGGCGCGGGATTCCTTGCCGCCCATGTCACCGACCCCGGCGGCAACCACTTGATAGCCGTGGGCGCCCTGTGTGAGGGTCTTGATCACCGCAGCACCGTTGGCCTTCTTCTCTATCACCAGCTCCCCGAAGCGGTGCCGGGTGTGCATTGAGCGGATCATGCTCACCGTGGCGGGGAAGTCCAAGCGCTCGTTCACCAAGTCCAGCAGCCATGCGCCCTGGTTGGTCTGCCCCCACAGGGTCATCGCCACCATGTCGCTGCCGGCGGTGTCGTCAAAGGTGCAGTCAACCGACAGGATCCGGCGGATGAAGTGCGTCGGCAGCTCGGGATCATCGGGCTTGCCGGGCCAGGCCGGGCAGCCGTAGAACCGCATCCGATCCAGGAAGAAAACGGTCCCCTTTCCCGCCGAAGGCCGCTGCTGGTAGATCGATTCCCAGTCCCGCTCTGGCGTGTTGGCCTTCTTCCGCTTGATCCACCGCTCATCAAAGCGATCAGGGTCCAGGGCCTCGCCCGGCTGGCGGTTGTCGGATTCGCGGGTGACCGTGGAGGGAAGAGGCTTAATGTCGTTGGCGGGCACCGCAGAGATCGGCAGGGAGACGGCGTGCCAGCGCTCGCAGTCGTCCTCCATGCCCTCCTTCTCCAGTTCCAGGTTCTTGCTCAACAGGTAGCCGATCAGATCGGCCTCATGCCAGCGGG